AAAACGGCGTTTAACTGGATTGAGAAAAACGCCGGCCCCGCGCTAGACGTACTCAAAACGGCCTTCGTCGTGGCCTTCGCGCCGATATACGCCGCTTTCAAGACACTGCAGGCGTTACTCAAACTGCTGGGCTCATTCGACATTGAGGGGACCGGCGCGGTGCCGCCGCAGTTGCGCCCCGGCTATGTGGTACCAGTCGGGGCTACCGGGGGTATCGTCACGCGCCCCACGCTTGCCGTCATCGGTGAGGCAGGCCCAGAGGCCGTCATCCCTCTCAACCGCACCCCGGGCAGTAGCCCGCTAGGCGGCATGGGCGGGATCACCATTAACGTGCAGGCGGGCCTAGTCTCCACGCCGGACCAGATCGGGCAGCAGATCATTGAGGCCATACAGAACGCGCAGCGTCGCAGCGGCCCGGTGTTCGCGGCAGCATGAGTGCCCCGACCCTTCAGGTACTGGTTGGATTCCAGACCACGGTTTCCTTCGGGACGCCGTTTCAGCTGGATAACGCCACCTACGGGCTACTCGACACGGGCACGCTGGGCGGCTACCAGATGGTGGACCTCACCAGCATGGTTCAGTCCGTGAGCATCACCAGGGGCCGCAACCGTGAGATGGAACAATTCAACGGCGGCACCGCGCAGCTCCAGATTTACGACCCTACGCGCCTGCTTGACCCGCTAAACACTGCCAGCATTTATTACCCGTTCGTGGCCCCACGGCAGCCCGTGCAGGTCCTCGCCGGCGGCGTCATTATCTACACCGGGTTCGTGACTGACTGGGACCTCGACTACGGCTACACGACGAATGCCAACGTGACGACCGTGGCGTGCGCGGATGCCTTCACGGTGCTGGCCAATCAGTCCATGAACGCCGTGACGCCCTCAGCGGAATCCAGTAGCGCGCGCGTGGCGTACGTCCTCACGCTCCCCGAGGTTGCGTATCAAGGCCCCTACAGCGTCGGCACGGGTTCCTCCACCCTCGGGGCCTTCCCGATTACTGAGGGCACGAACGTGCTCACCTACCTTCAGAACGTGGCGACGTCTGAGCAGGGCTACCTATTCATTGCCTCTAATGGCACCCTGACCTTTACCGGGCGCGCGGCAGTGCTGAACCCGGTGTCGTCGATTGCCTTCGTGGACACCGGCAGCGGTGGCATTCCGTACCGCACGCTGGAAAACCAGTACGGGGATGAACTCCTCTACAACTACATTCAGACCCGCAGCCCTGCCTATGATGCGCCGCCTACGAACACCTCGACGGCGAGCGACGCCACCAGCATCGCGCTCTACCAGGCGCAGCAGCTCACGAAACTGGACCTGCTTAATAGCACCGTCGCCGAAACGGCCGCGCTGGGGCAATACCTGCTCGGGCGTTACCGCGACCCAGTGCTGCGGTTTACCGGCGTAACCGTGCAGCTGGCCGCACTGTCAAGCGCCGACCAAGTAACCGCCCTCACCACCGACCTTACGCGCATAGCGTCAGTGCAGAAAACCTACAGCGTCGGCAGTCCGGCAAGCGTTACCCAGACGCTAATTGTGAGCGGCATTCAACATGCCATTACGCCGGGCAGTCACGTCGTGGAATACACTTTCGAGAGTGCCGATCAGTCTGCATACTTCACACTTAACGACGCCATATTTGGCGTCCTTGATTCTAACCTGCTGGCATTCTAGAAAGGCTTAACCATGGCATGGACCGACCCTAATACCTACATCGCCGGGGCGATCCTCACCGCCGCCCAACTTAACGCTATGCAGGCGAACGCCCTCGCTGGTGGGCCTATCTACGCCACAGAGGCGGCGCGCACGACGGCGATTCCATCGCCCTTTGAGGGGCAGCGCGCCTACATCACGGGCAGTACGGTGGCGACCGCAACCGGCGCGATCACCGCTATCCCAACGGGCATCCAGACTATCTACAACGGCGCGGCGTGGGTGTGTGTTACGCCGGTCGGCGCTTCGTCACAGACCAGCGGCACTTCGACCGCGACCGCTGCGGGCACGACGACCCTTACGGGTGACGCGGTGGCAATCAGCGCGACACTTGCAACCGGGACAACGGCGCTCGTGACTATCAGCGCGAACGACACGGGTTCGATTACCATGCAAGGTATTGTTGCATTCGCCGTAAGCGGTGCCACCACCGTGGCCGCGACAATCGCGGCAACTGGCGCATCCGGCACTATCAACGGTGCCTACACCACTACCCTCACGCGGTCCTTTGTCATTGCAGGATTGACCGCAGGCACAAACACCTTCACGCTGAACTATTGGTCCGGCAGTGCAGGGACGTCCACATGGCAGGCTCGCCAGATCACCGTGCAGGGCATCGCGTGACCTCTGACGAGGCCGCTCAGATTACGGCGCACCTCGACCGCATCGAAGTCATGGTCCGTGAGACGAATGGCCGCGTTCGGGACATTGAGCTGTGGCGCGCGCGCCTACAGGGCGTGGCCGCCACCTCGCGCATCCTCTGGATGGTCGCCGGGGGCACCATCACCGCTATCATCATTGCAATGGTTACAAGGGGGCAAGCATGAGTCTGAGCAACGGGCAGGAAACACTACGCACCGCCCAGGGCTATCTAGGCGCGCACGAAGGCGCACCGAATAAGTCCGGCGCACCGATTGTGGACGAGTGCCAGGCGTTCTATGGCCTCTCGGGCACCCCGTGGTGCAATTCATTCGTGGGCTACATCATCGCCACTAGCAACGCGGCGTCAAAGTATAAGACGTCGGCAAAGTCGATTATGTCCCCCAGCACGCAGACCACCGCCGACAAGGCGAAGGCAAAGGGCTGGCTACTCCCGGGCAACAATAAGGCGCGCCCAGGTGATTGCTTTATCCTGCCCGGCGTCCACATAGGTTTCGTGGCGTCCCTGCAAAGCGGCAACCTATTTACCAGCATCGAGGGGAACCATCAGGATTCCGTTTCGAGCGTCACGCGGTCATGGGCCGACGGGTGGCAACGGATCAGCCTGCCGGACGTCGGTGAGCCCGGGCCCGCGGCCGTAGAGAACGGCTACGGATTCGACGACACGCGCGTAAAGCTTTACGGCGGGTGGCCCACGAAGGAACAGCGCGACGGGCAGCTCGCAAAGTACGCAGCGGCAAACCCCGACCAGTGGACACAGGCCGTGAAGGTCGAAACGTCATCGCCCTACGCTTTCCGCGCGGGGCCACCCGGCACCTACTCGCACTGGTCGTTCGGCCCGTGGATGTACGAAACCGGCAAGGCCATCCGCGACGATCAGATGAAGGCATACGAAGCGGCCAATAAGATCACCGCGCGCCCGTGGAAAAAGACCTACAAGGAGTCATGAGCATGGCCCCCGAAGCATTGCCACCAGGTACCGACGTCATTGAGCCGCCGCCGGCCGAACCCACGGATTACGTGCAGGATAAAGCGTCGTGATCCCGAAGGTAGGCCCCAGCACCATCGCAGGGCTCACCGCCGCGGCAGTCGTCATGGCGGCGTTCTGCACCACCTGGGCGAGTGGTAATCCTTCCGCCCTACTCGCTGCAATCTCGGCAGGCATGACCGCGCTAGTCGCGGTGCTGAGGTCGTGGCAGGCCGTGTCCCCTAGTAAGGACTGACCCTATGCGTAGGATCATCGGAGCCGCGCTTGCCGTGGCTATTCTTGCAGTACCAGCAGCAGCAGCACAACGCCCCCCGCTCCCCGCGAATCACGACCTATGGCTAAAGGTCGGCAGGTGTGAGCAGCCAGGCAAAGGCTACGGCGGCGTCAACTGGCAGCACCGTGGCCCCCGCTACCAAGGCGGTCTGGGGTTCTATTACGGATCGTGGGATGCGTATAAGCCGAAGGGCTACCCCGACAATGCGGGCGACGCAACGTGGCGTCAGCAGATGGTCACCGCAAACCGCCTATGGGCGCGCGCGGGGTGGGGATGGGGATGCGATAAGCGCTAGCGCGTGTTTCGCATAGTGGGACGCGCTTAGGCATTTCTAGACTTGTCACAAAGCGCGGGAGTAGCGTTTAGACAGGTGGCCGGGTGTTGAGCTCAAGTACCAGCACCCGGCCCACCACTATCAAGGGGAAAACATGAAATGTCCGCACTGTGGCCACAGCCACAACCTGCACGCCGGTTCAGGGGCCACCACTATTGCCCCGGGAACCTGCCGACAGAGGAACGACGGCGCACCGGAGTG